GGAACAGCCCTGACGGCAAATCAACGGGAGGCAGATTACAAGAAGGCACTATTAACGAGTATATCCGTATCGTCCACAAAACTCAACACTAAGATACAAGGACAGCATGGCTTTAAAGGAAACCCAACATCTTTTAAAGGCACAGACGGAAAGACTCACGACCTAAATTGGATCATTAAAGGATAACCATGGCTGAAAATAATAATCAAAACCCAAGAAATAATCAATCAGCATTATTCAAAAGACTAACAAGACTGTTCAGTGGACCAATCGTAGATTACGATCGTCCTGCTAACATACGAAGTAATCGTCGTGATATAACAAAATATACATTTACCTCTAATACAGGGCGTGAGTTTAAGAAAAAAGAATATCACAATCCTTTTGGGGATCTTACTAATAAAGTTCTCTATAATCGCAATAAGCAAATGCGATATACAGATTTTGAGCAGATGGAATATATGCCGGAGATTGCTTCTGCTTTAGATATTTATGCTGATGAGATTACCACATCGACAACATTTAATCCGCTAATCAATATTGACTGTCAGAACAGAGAAATAAAAGATATAATTCAAACACTTTTATATAATGTTTTAAATACTGAGGCAAACTTGTTTGGTTGGGCAAGAAGTGCTTGTAAGTATGGTGACTATTATTTATACCTTGACATTGACGAGAAGTTGGGTATTACAAACGTAATCCCGCTTCCAGTTCGTGAAATGGAGAGGATCGAGGGAACAGATCCGACCAATCCAAACTACATTCAGTTCTACTGGCAAAACGCTGAAGGAAACACAGGTGTAACTTTTGAGAATTGGCAGGTCTCCCACTTCCGTGTCTTAGGAAATGACAAATACGTTCCCTACGGAACTTCAGTCCTAGAACCATCCCGCCGTATTTGGCGTCAGCTTACACTTCTAGAAGATGCGATGATGGCTTATCGTATCGTCCGATCACCCGAGCGCCGAGTATTTTATATTGATGTCGGCAATATGGCGGCAGAAGATGTAGAACAATATATTGAACAAGTAAAAACCCAGATGAAGCGAAACCAGATTGTCGATGAAGACACTGGTCGAGTTGATTTGCGGTACAATGCCATGAGTGTAGATGAGGATTTCTATATTCCTATTCGTGGTGCTGCTAGTAACACAAGGATTGAAACCCTAGCTGGCGGCCAGTTCACTGGCGACATTGACGATGTTAATTATCTTCGTGATAAACTTTTCTCAGCCCTTAAAGTACCAAAGGCTTACCTCGCACAATCAGATGCTCAAGAAGATAAGACAACTCTATCTCAAAAGGATATTCGCTTTGCTAGGACCATCCAACGACTTCAGCGAGTTATTGTTGCGGAACTAGAAAAGATTTGTATTATTCATCTTTATACTCTTGGGTATAGAAATAACGACTTACTATCTTTCAAACTAGCCCTTAACAATCCATCAAAAATTGCTGAACTACAGGAGCTTGAACATATGCGAACTAAGTTCGATGTCGCTGGCAGTGCTACTGACGGATACTTCTCTAAGCAGTGGGTATATCGAAATATCTTCAAGATTTCCGAGGAAGAGATTGATAGAATTCAGATTGAGCAATATACTGATGCTATGCATGGTGCAGCTATTGAAGGAGCCGGTACCCCACCAGAAGGCGCCGCAGGCGGAGAACTCGGCGACCTTGGAGGCGATGACCTAGGTGGCGACCTTGGCGGAGATCCTGGCGGAGAGGGAGCAGGCGCAGCCGGAGAGGAACCAGCAGACCAAGGACCACTTCTAGCCGAACCTGAAATTGAACCAGGACAAAGAGACGACAATGGCTATATGAGAGTTAAGAGCCCTCGCTGGAAACAAGGTGCCCGCCGTCGCAGCATGAATGGTGCTTATAACAGAGAAGGGGCAGGTTCGGCTCGCCGGACACTATTTAAAGGGTACCCTGAAATGAGCGCCTTAGCTAACGGCATCGCTAATGAGGGGCAACAAACCGAAGAGGATTTAATATTTGAAACTCAATTCGATATTAAACAACTAATTAAACAACTGGAAACAAAAGATGAAGGTCAAGCATAATAAAAAAAGAAACACAGCATTTTTGTATGAAGCCCTTGTAAGAGAGCTAACAAAAACAGTTGTAGAAAAAGATTCAGACCGCACCCAAAAAGTTAAGAACATTCTTAGGGAGCATTTTCGAAGCGGTATGGTATTGTTCAGTGAGTTGGGCTGTTTTAATGCTTTGTCCGACAAATCTAACCTTGACCAATATACAGCCGAGAAGATGGTTTTTCGTGCGAAGAAAGAATACGATCAACTTGACCAGCAAAGTATATTTAAAGAGCAGTCCGCCGTAATAAAGAAAGTTAACACTGACCTCGGTAAAGAGGTGTTTAATAATTTTGTTCCCAATTATAAGTCTTATGCGACTCTCGCTCAAATTTTTGGCGATAAGATACCCGTCAAGAATAGAGTATTGATGGAACAAAAAGTAATTAAGACACTTACCTCTGCACCAGAACAACAAGAAGAGTTACAACCAGTGGATAACCTTGTTGTCAAATCATTTACAGAGAGGTTTAATGACACCTATACTGAATTACTCCCAGAGCAGAAGGAACTACTTAACCGATACATTGTTTCCTTTAATGAAAACGAGGCTGACTTTAAGATTTATGCTGGTACTGAACTCAAGAGAATCCACGAAAGTGTAGAATCTTCACTTAGCCTTGATGATGTTAAGACTGATGAGCAAATGGTTGAGAGCACTAAGCAGGTACTACAGCAAATTTCTGAATTTAATGTAGCAAATTTAGGGGAACAAGAAATACTAAAAATCTTGAAACTCCAAAAACTAGTAAGAGAATACGAAGAAGATGCCAATAACAATTAAGATCGGTGATGCCGCACAACAAGAAGAGCCAAAACCAATTCAGGCTTCCATAGCTCTTCAGGTCAAGAAGACTCTTGACGGCAACCTTCTTATAAATGATCACAAGTATCTTGATATTGTTATTAATCCAGCAGAGGGTACAATTACAACGATGCCGAAACCAAACGTCGAGAAGGATGTCTATGATTACCAAAAAGACTTGATGTATGACCTTTTTAAGGGTGGTGTCACTATGGCTGCTGCGCCTCGTGGCGGTCCTGTCTTCGGGATGGTAGAAACAAGTTATCCAAAAGAAGGCGACATTGATACACTACAGGCAGTAATGTATCGCCTTAGTGATTACCTAAAGAAAATTCAGGACTCAGAAGCTGTCGCAGAGGAGTACGATGAGAATATCGAAGACCGCTTTACAGATCCAAATGCAAAGGATTCCACAGCATATGGCGAAGTACCGCCATATCAAGATACTCCAGAAGGACGGGCAAACGCAGCAGACCCAACTTATACATATGCGGGATACGGCTACTACTACTAATGTCGTTTATTTATTTTATTCTGTGCTCCTATGGACTCACACAGATCTTGGCGTTTGCTAAAATATTTGACCCTATCAGACCTAGATATCACTTTTTTAGCTGTCCGATGTGTATTGGCTTCTGGGTTGGTGTTTTCTTAATGATACTTAATCCCTATACCGAACTATTTACTTTTAGTGTCAGTTCGGTGAACGCTTTACTGTTGGGATCGCTTTCATCGGCTACATCATATGCGTTATGTATGCTCATATCAGATGGAGGCTTTCAACATGAACACCGAATTAAAGGGGATGTGGACGCAAAAGTGGAGACTAAGACCCGTAGCCAGATGCTGTCGTGGTAGTTGTATCGTGCGGGTAGCGCCCGCATTCTAAGGAGAAAAAAATGACTAAGAAATATGTCTTACAAGAGTTTATGAATCTAGATTACAGTGATGATCTTCTCACAGAAGAAGAGAGGGAAGGCAATCGTAGCGGTGCACACCTTATTGTTGCGGGTAAGATTCAGGCTGCTGATGCAAAGAACGGCAATGGTCGTGTTTATCCTCGCCCTATACTTGAGCGAGAGATGAAGAACTACTCTAAGCTTGTTCGAGAAGGGCGAGCTATTGGAGAATTGGATCACCCAGACACATCAGTTGTAGAGCTTAAAAATGCTAGTCACGTCATTACAGAGGTGTGGTGGAAGGGTGACGATGTGATGGGCAAGATGAAGATCCTTAACACCCCAGCCGGGCAGATCGCTCGTCAACTCGTAGAGGGCGGTGTCCAACTTGGCATATCTAGTCGTGGCCTTGGCTCCACACGTCAGCAAGGTGGCGTGACAATGGTCGAAGACGACTTTCAATTACTTTGTTTTGATTTGGTATCTGAACCAAGCACAACAGGTGCATTTTTGGTGGCAGAAAATAAAATAAACACACATTTAACTAAAGCTGATCGAATTAACCGTGCCTTGAACGATATTCTAGGCGACAAATAAGAAAGAAGTTGTAATGAAGAAATCGGAACTCAAGAATATTATTAAAGAATGTGTTCGTGAGGTGATCCTAGAGGAAGGCATGTTGTCTGGGATTGTTTCAGAGGTTGTGCAAGGTATAGGTACTGCGTCTTTAATGCAAGAAGTAAAAGAACAACCCCCTCGACAAGTAACTCAGCGTATTGCAGAGACCAAACAGCAAGTCCTAAAAGCTGTAGCAGCAAAATCTTACGAAGACGTAAAAAAGAAGTTTTCCAACCCGGAACTCTTTGAGGGGACTCAACCAATTGTAGAATCAAAAGGGGGCAAAGGCGGAGCACTTTCAGGTGTAGCGCCTAATGATCCAGGTGTAGATATATCAAACATTCCCGGCTTTGGAAGCTGGTCAAATGTCGCCGCAGCGACAAGAAAGTAAAAAATGAGAAATAATCGTAGAAATCATACAAAACCACTTGAGCCTTGTATTACTATTCGTGCAGAAGATAATAATAACGATCCTGAGCGAATGATCCGACGCTTTCGTAAGATGGTAAAAACAGAGGGCATCATTGAAGAAGTGCGCAATAGGCGCTACTTTAAGCCTGATAGCGAGAAACGCAGGGAACAAAAAGAAGAAAGACAAAGATTGATCAACAAGGTGAATAGACGTAGGACAGAACTACTTAAGCCTAGAGATCGATATAAAAAGAGGAGGTCATAAACAATGACTACATCACCCGACGGTACACTATATTACCAACACCAACGCTCAGGGTTGGGGAGCGTTGGCTCTTATCAGGTTGCGGGAACTCCTTTTATGACAGGGAGCACTATAACTGCTGGAGAAGAAGTAGAAATTAAATTTCCCACTGTCACAAGGTCTATTACTATTATTAATAAGGATGCGGCTAATGACGACATCCGTGTGCACTTCCAATCTAAAGATGCTGCCAGAACTATTGCCGGTGTTCATTATATTACTCTCGCTGATCAAAACTCTTCTTTGACAATGAATATTAAGTGTAATTCCGTGTACCTTTCAGCCCCAGGTAACGCTGCAACATTTGAAATGTTTGCTGAATTGACGGGAATCAATCCTCAGAACATGTTCCCACTAACTGGTTCTGGTATCGACGAATAAAATAGGAGGACGATCTAATGGGATTCGGTAGCGGCGGAGGAGGCTTCACACCCTCACCAAATAATGTTCCTGGGAGTACCCAGACAGGTACAGATAAAGATACTGATTTACATCAGTTTACCGGCTCAGTAGACATTACTGGATCTCTTACCCTTAATGGTTCCTCTGTTACCGGCGGAGGCGGAGGAGGAGGCGGAGCAGTCTCCAATTATACCAACGCTGGTGACGACAGAGTATTAACCTCTGTTAACTCTAACACAATTAATGGCGAAGCTAGTCTTACTTTTGACGGGACATCTCTAACATCTCCGCAGGTGACAGCTTCTGTCTCCATGAAAGCCGCCACTCTTGAGGTATCTTCTTCAGCAGAGGGGGCTCTTTTCCGAGTAGACCATTCTACACAGGCAGGTGCCAAACCCATCATTTTTGTGACTGGCAGTGGCTTAGTGGGTATCGGTACAGATTCTCCACGAGAAGATGGTGTCCCTACTAACCGACTTCATATTTTAGCCGAAGACGGTGCCGATCAAGGACAAGACCCTGTTGTAAATACTGCGCTAATGCTAGAGAATAATAATCATGTGGGCATTCAATTTATGTTCCCAAATGGAAGAGCAGGACAGCTTACTTGGGGCACTAACCTTGATAGTAGAAAAGCAACCCATTATTATGCCTCTGATAATAATAGGTACACATGGGAAGGTCGTCACGCTGGTGGACCAGTTGGTTATGGTGACTCTAGGGTTATGACCATGCTTGCTGGTGGAGACAGTGTAAACCTTGGACAAATTGATAGTGGTCATATGATAACCAACAAGGCATCCCTTCACATATCGTCTTCTACTGGCGGCACTGACGAGGGCGGACCAGTCTTGCTTAGGGTTGACCACGCTGATCAACCCGGCGCAGCCCCATCTTTGTTCGTAACAGGCTCAGGACGAGTTGGTGTTGGGACAGCCGCACCAAGCACCATTTTGCATATTTCGTCATCTGACTCCACGGACGCATTTAGAATAGACACCACTGACACCACTGACAACCCAGCTTTATTTGTTGCGGGTGCTACATCACTTGTCGGTATTGGATGTGCTGATCCTGAAGCAAGATTTGAGGTACGTGAAGACGTGGACAACGAAGACGTCTTTATACAGGTTCGTGGCGACGGGTCCGGTACCGGATATGCTGGACTCAGGGTAAAAAGAAATATTGGTAGCGCAGACTTTAAACTTAAAAATGACAGCACAACGCCAAGGCTAGAGATATCCACTGATCGTGTAAACCCATTTGGACGTCCAAATGTTGAGCTACAACCTGGCGGCGAAGCCGTTCTCAAAGCTCGTTATCAAGCGGGAGTTGAAATAACAGGATCAACAAAGGTTTCAGGAACTTTTGGGTCTACAACCATAGAGACGCTTACCTCTGCCGGTGCTATATCAGCCACTACAGGGTTAACAATTATTGATGCATCCTCTTCGCTTGCTGTAGATAGCACTCTAAGCTTTACAATAGCAGACGGGACATTTGCAGGACAAGAAAAGAAAATTAGAGCCATGATTATTTCAGGGTCAACTTCGCAGTTATCTACTGGAGTAGCAATCGGTGGAGCTAATATAGATTCGATGCCGCCGTCTCCTGCTGGTCAGATTGTTCTTTCTGGTAATCTTCCAGGCAAGGGACCAGTGTTTAACAGAGCAGGGTGTACTTTGGTTTGGAATGGCACGAAATGGTTGCCTGTCGGCAATTTTAATTTTAATATTAATAATACAGGCCGATCCTTCATCTAGTAGCGTCTCTATTTAACATTTCTAGTCGTTTACATTTTTAATCTACTATTTATTTTGATGTAATATCATCAACTAAAGGGGATTATCTATGTCTAATATGTTAGAACAAGCAATCGTTGACGCAAAGGCTCTTCGTGAAGCCGCTGTTAAAAGTGCTGAAGCAGCTATCGTCGAGAAGTACAATGATGAAGTAAAAGATGCTGTAAGTAAACTTTTGGAACAAGATGATGAAATGGATCTTGGGATGGACATGGAACCAGAGGCAGACGTTGCTGTAGATAGCACTGCTATGGAACAAGTACCAATGGCCCACCTTTCTGATGACGATGAAGATATTGTTGTTGTTGACCTTGATGATATCATTGCTGCTGCCGAATCTGAAGAAGGCGAAGAAGAGGCAGTTGAGCTTGACCGTGAAGAAGTTGCCGATGAGGTTGGTCTTCCCCTAGATGATGAAATGCCTGCTAATCGTGACGATGAAGAGGTCGAGATCAACGAAAGCGAACTTGTAGATATGTTTAAGGAAATGCTCAGAGTAGACGTCCCGCAAGTTGAGCTTGATCGTGCACAGGAAAGCCTTACACAAGATCAGGTCGAACAGGATGAACAAGTAGAAGCTGTTGACACTGATGGAATGGATAAACAAGACGCAGAGGATCTTATTCGTTCCGAAGAACAAAATGAAGCCCTTCAGAAGGAAAATGCTAATCTTAAGCAACTCCTAGGGCAAGTAAAAGAAAAATTAGAAGAAGTAAACTTGCAAAATGCAAGGTTATTATATGCGAATCGTGTGCTTGGAGATTCCTCCTTGAATGAGCAGCAAAAAGCTAAAGTTGCTGAGCTAGTTTCCGCAGCACGTTCGGTAGAAGAAGCGAAGATGGTTTATGAGACCCTTCAAAAGACAATGGCGACAACCAAAGCGGCTGCTCCACAATCATTGTCTGAAGCAGTAACAAAAAGATCATCTGTAATTCTTAGCGGGAATCGTAAAGAAGAACGCACTGCTGAAAAGAGTCCAACATACAATCGTTGGGCGACGCTCGCAGGAACAAAGACAAAATAATTTAAAGGAGATTAAAAATGTCTGTATTAAACACACTCACCGAAGGTATTAGAGCACGCTCTCTTGCCAATGAAGGTGAAGCTCTTCTTGAGAAGTGGGAAAAGACTGGTCTTCTAGAAGGTCTTGACGAGAACGGTCGTTCTAATATGTCACGCCTTTTGGAAAACCAAGCTGCTCAGCTTCTTAAGGAACAATCTACAATGGCTGCCGGCGATGTCCAAGGTTTTGCCGCTGTTGCATTCCCAATCGTTCGCCGTGTATTCGGTCAACTATTGGCACAGGATCTCGTATCCGTTCAACCAATGAGTCTACCAAGTGGTCTCATTTTCTTCCTAGATTTCACCTTCTCCCCAGATGGTGGCATGGTAAACAACAATCGTCTTGCACAACAAGGTGACACATCTGTATATGGTGGTGGCAAGATTGGTTCTCAAATCACTGGTGGTGTCGATCTATCTAACAACAATGGTCAGCTTTCTGCTTACACATTGAACAATGGTTATGCTAGTCCAACAGCCTCAGTGCTTCAGAGTCCAGTAATTATTGCCTCAGGTACTTACGGTGATGCTGCAACCTCCCCTGGCGGTGAGCACTTCACAGTTCTACGTGCCGACCCAGTTTTCGTTTCTGGCTCTACCAAGTACCTTATTGCTACATTGGGCGTTCAGACTGATCAGAACCTAGACGACTTCGTAGCAGTTTCCGTACTCAGTGGTACTGCTGGTGGTGGTCTAGTTAAGACTGGTTTCCAAGTCCGTCGTTTGACCAGCTTCTCTGGCTCTAGCTCATCTTTGATGAACATTGTCTTCGCAGGCACAAGCGGCACCTCCGTCCAGCTAAGTTCTTCTGTTAACCAAACCGCTGGGTTTACTTATCCAATGGTTGACGGTTTTGAAAATGCTGGTCCTCTCGGCGCTATTGCTGGTAAGGCAAGCTGGGGACTCGAAGCAGAAGCAAGCATCCCAGAGATCGACATTAAGGTTGATTCTGTGGCCGTCACAGCTTTGACCAAGAAGCTCAAGGCTAAGTGGTCACCAGAACTAGCTCAAGATTTGAATGCTTATCATAACCTCGACGCTGAAGTCGAGTTGACAAGCATCTTGTCCGAGCAGGTTGCTCTTGAAATTGATCAAGAAATTCTTGAAGACCTTGTTAAGGGTGCAACTGCTGGTACATTGTACTGGTCACGTAGCCCAGGTAAGTTCTTAAATCGTGAAACTGGCTCTATCATTTCTGGTACAGATTACCCAGACTTCACAGGTACTGTTTCTGAGTGGTACGAAACTCTTCTTGAGACTGTCAATGAAGTAAGTGCTCGTATTCACCGTAAGACACTACGTGGTGGTGCCAACTTCCTCGTAACTTCTCCAGAAGTAGCTAACATCCTCGAATTCACTGCTGGCTTCCGTGCCGCTGCTGCTGTAGATGATGCTGCTGGCTCTTGGGGCGTTAAGCAGGTTGGTTCTATTAGTCGTAAGATGGACATTCATGTCGATCCTTACTTCCCACGTAACCTACTTCTAGTAGGTCGTAAGGGCAGCAGCTTCCTAGAGAGCGGCTATGTATATGCTCCTTATGTCCCACTACAGGTCACACCTACCATCTTTGGTACCGAGGACTTTGTACCTCGTAAGGGAGTCATGACTCGCTACGCCAAGAAGATGGTACGCCCTGACATGTATGGTTTGGTTGTCTGCACAGATCTAGTATCTGACGTCGGCTAATAAACTCCCACAGGAGTGAATAAACCTGAGAGAACCCCGTCCTAGTGGCGGGGTTTTCTTATTTAGGGATAAAATAGGAAACCAAAAAACTATTTATACAATAAGCGAGGGTCAATAATGCCTACAAACCTACAACCAGCAAGCACAGTGAGCGCTGTTGTTCTACCAGCAACAGGGAATACTGATGATGTTTTAAGTTCTTTATCATACAGTATTTACAATACTAGTGCTTTTATTAGTGGCGCAGCCGACCAAGTGGCGTACACTTATAATAAGCTCGGCGGAAGAGTATTAGATCTAGAGATAACACCAGCTATTGTATACAACGCCTATGAAGAGGCTTGTTTAGAATATTCTTACTTGATAAACACACATCAAGCCAAGAATGTTCTTTCAGACATGCTGGGGAATACTACGGGTTCTTTCGACGAGGATGGTGAATTTACAGAATATTCAGGATCGGGTGGAATTACTACTAAGCCTAATCTAAAATTCCCACGCTTTCAGCTAGGGTATGCTACACATGTTGGTCGTGGTGTAAGTTTGCACGCAGGCGTTGGTGCCTCTCAGACAATTTATTCTGCCTCTTTTGATGCTATAACTGATAAACAAGATTATGACTTGCAAGATATTATTTATAGTGCCTCTTTAGTAGCTGGTACTCCATTTAGTAACAGTGTTGGGTCTAATGCAATTACAATCCAACGTGTTTATTATAGAACGCCGCAGAGCACTTGGAATTTCTTCGGTGGCTATGCAATTGGCGCTGTAGGAAATCTTTCCACTTACGGCATGTATGCTGATGACAGTCAGTTTCAGTTGGTTCCTGCTTGGCAGAACGTTCTCCAGGCATATGCATTTGAGGAAGACATGAACGTTCGTGCTTCACACTACTCATTTAGAATTAATAATAACAAACTTAGAATTTTCCCCACGCCGACTGGAATCCGTCCACAAAAGTTTTGGGTAGATTTTAGAATAGCTGAAGATGCCTTTACCGAGGATCCAACTAGAAAATATGGTGCAGATGGTGTTAGCAACATGAACACGTTGCCATTTCCAAATGTGCCTTATAAAAATATTAATAGTATTGGAAAGCAGTGGATCCGTCGTTTTGCTTTGTCTTTAGCAAAAGAAACTCTCGGACAAGTCAGATCTAAACTCGCCTCTATACCAATCCCAGGAAATGAAGTGACTCTTAATGGACCAGCTTTAGTTTCTGAGGCAAAAGAAGAACAAAACGCTCTTAGAGATGAGCTTAAAACTGTCCTTGATGAGATGGCTTATGGTTCTCTTGCAGAGGGTGATGCTCAAATGATGAACAATCTTCAGGAAGTCGTTGGGAAGATCCCAATGGGCATTTACGTGGGTTAGATAAATGGCACAAAACAGATGGACTCAACCAGTAACTCCGCCACCGCCGCTATTTGTTGGCAAAGCAGAGAGAGACTTTGTAAAACAGATCAATGATGAGGTTATTGAGCACGTTGTTGGTCAACAAGTTCTTTATTTTCCGCTCGATATAAAAACTACAAACTACAATGATCTTTATGGAGAGGCAATAGAAAAAACATTCCTTCCTCCAATTCGTGTGTATTCTTTAGTAAGTTATGAGGGGTCAACAAGGACACAGGATGAGTATGGCTTTGACAGTCTTTTTAATATTACTGTAAATTTCCACAAACGACGCTTAGTCGAAGATCAAGACTTATTTGTACGCCCAGGTGACTTCGTTCAATATGACGCCCAATATTTTGAGATAGTAGACGTCTTTGAGGACTCTAGATATTTGTTCGGGCAAGATGCAGACTTCGCTGATGGTCAAGCTTTGGGCGTTCAGGCTACTTGCCGTCAAGCCCGAAAAGGTCTCTTTAACCCAGGTAAGAAATTATAGGAAATCAGACTATGCCTAAAAGAACGAAGTTAAATCAAGATTTAGATGCAAGGTACGGCTTCCGACCCTCTACCCTAGAGGACATCGACCGTGCGCTTTTTAACTTTGTAAATGATGATCTAAATATCTTTTGCGACACTAATGAGGGCTTTCACAAAGTACCAGTTATCTTTGCTTCTCCTGAGCGTGCTTACTCGCTTAAAGATGACCCTAGGTTGCGCAAAAATGGTAGAACACTAGAATACCCACTTATCTCTATTGTTCGTGGTCAAATGCTCAACAACCCTGCTAATAAGGGTAAATACGGCGTTTATATTCCTCCATACTTTGATTTTTATAAACGTGGTGGTGCTATTCCGATCGCTCGCCAGATTAATCAGGAAAAATCAAGAGATCGTGCTAATGCAACGGCAAAAAGAAAATACGGACAAAGTACATTTCCTTTTGATAACGAAAAAACAGTGTATGATACGTTGTATGTTCCAATGCCTACCTTTGTTGAGGTTACTTATGAAATCAAAATGGCTACAGAGTTTCAGCAGCAAATGAACCAAATCATCGCTGCAATGATGGGCAGGTTCTCAACCCCAGTAGCCTTCAAGATTGAGCATGAGGGTAATGTATATGAGGCTTTTGGAGATGAAACATTTGCAAATGAAAGCAATAACGCAGGACTGAATACTGATGAGAGAATGTTTAAGTCTACTACGACAATTACTGTTTTGGGGTACATTCTGGGAGCAGATAAAAATGAAGATGTTCCTGCTGTTATTAGGCGTGAATCTGCCGCCGAGGTTACAATTGGCAGAGAAAGGGTAGTCCTTGACGACGAGCCTGAGTTCCGTGCGGGCAGAAAAGATAAATACAGAAGATAATCAACCTGGCGTTTGGAACAGTGCCCTACTATTTATTATTGGTATTTAGTGTAAATTGTTAGATACCATACTATACGCATAAAACCGAGGAGAATACATTTCGATGGCTGACAACTCCACCAAAAAGTTTAAGTTCATTTCCCCTGGAGTGTTCATTGATGAGATTGACCGCTCACAGCTTCCAGCAACACCAACCGATGTAGGTCCAGTTGTTATTGGTCGCTCTCGAAAGGGACCCGCCAATAAACCTGTAAGATTGGAGTCTTTTTCCGACTTCGTTCAGACTTTTGGAAACCCTGTAGCGGGTAACGAGGGTGGTGATGTCTGGCGTGAGGGTAATAATACTGCGCCAACTTACGCTGCATATGCTGCTAAGGCTTGGTTGAGAAATAATTCTCCTTGTACTTTCCTTCGTGTTCTTGGTGACCAAGATAGTACAGCCACTCTTGACAGTGGCAAGGCAGGGTTTAATGTGGGAGCCGCAGGCGCTGCTAATAATAGCGGTGGTGTCTACTCTTTGGTCGTTTGGCCATCATCCTCATTAGCCACCGAGGGCGTCATTGTCAGCGGCGCTGTTGCTGCACAAATTTATATGGAATCTGGACGAGTTCTTTTATCTGGTACTTCTACCGCTGCATCTCGTGGTCTAACAAACTCTTTCGGGTCAACGATGCACGTTGTTGGATCAAAAGATACGTTTACTCTTATCTTTAGTGGATCAACAAGCGAAAAAGTCCAGGTAAGCCTTAATCCTAATTCAAGAAACTTCATTCGAAAGGTCTTGAACACAAACCCAACCATCACAAACCCAGATATCACATCTGATAGTACACGGAACTTCTATCAAAGTGGTACATATTGGTTAGGTGAGACATATGAATACTCTTTAGAAACTAAGGGTGATGATAGTATTGGCTTGTTGCAGGGCACAGACGCAACAAAATTCCATGCTGCGATCTTACCAATGGTTCAGAATGATGCCAATAAGAACACCCAGCAAAACGATTTCAACGGTGCTGCCAAGAAGGCTACAACTGGTTGGTTTATTTCTCAAGATCTAAGCACCAACACAGCGAGTTATCGTGCTCGTAACCAACAGAAGTTGTTCCGTCTAGAGGCTCTTACCGCCGGCGAATGGGCGCAGAGAGAAGTAAAAATATCTATCTCTAATATTAAGGCCGCCGAAGGCGACTATCAATCATATGGTACTTTCTCAGTCTTAGTGCGCAGTATATCTGATACTGACAACAGGCAGCAGATTATTGAAAGATATGATAATCTAAATCTCAACCCAGCATCAGAAAATTATATTGCTAAACGCATCGGCGATAAATATGAAGTATATGATACCAATGATCAACGCAATGTTGAATATGGTGAGTATGAAAACCAGTCTAACTATATTCGTGTTGTAGTGAATGAGGACGTTGCGGCTGGTTCTGGTGAGACTCGCTGGCTACCATTTGGTGTTTTTGGTCCTCTTAAATATCGTGATGTATCCCTTATCAGCGGCTCTTCAGGTTTTAGTTCGAACCTAAACGCACCCGTCGCAGCCGCCCGTGGTGCCACAAAAACAATGCTAGATGGTGATGACCAAACTGAATATGGTATCGCTGGGCATAGCACATCTGGCGATGCCATCCTTGGCTTTAGCGGCCTCGATAATCCCAATAGTTTCAGTGGGTCTATTCAGTTCCCAAGCGTTCCATTAAGAACTAAAAACACCTGGGGCAGCCCAAAGAATACAAGAAATACTTTCTGGGGAGCCTGGACAGGCAGAAGCGCAACAGACACTTTCTACAATCCTCAGATTGCAGACTGTTTAAGACCAAGGTCTTTTGATCTTTCTGATATTAATGATGATCCCTCTAATACTCTGGTAGACGTTGCTGGCGAAACCACTACATATGTAGCTACTCAGCCTTACGAGATTGCTTGGGCATTCTCCCTGGATAATGTATCGGGATCTGATGCTGCTGGATACCAATACAAAGGTGGAAACGATGGCTATAGAGCAAGCGGTACAAGTGTTAGTGCTTTAGGTTCTTTCACGTCTTCTCTAAACGCTGGTCTTGACAGATTTACTACTGTTATGCACGGTGGTTTTGACGGATTAGACATTACAGAGAGAGAACCTTTTAGAAATAGCAAGATGAACGCAATTTCTGGCATCACTGAGAAGAAATCTTACGAACTCTTCTCCCTAAGAAAAGCAATCAATATTGTATCTGACCCTGATGATGTACAAATGAATGCAATAACCATGCCTGGTATTCATGTTGAGGCAGTAACAAACTCTATACTAGAGGCCGCCGAAGACCGTGCAGACACATTGGCAATTATTGATATTCCAAATGCGTATGTACCAGATACAGAAGCGAAAGGTTCTTCAGAAGCAAGAAACGAAAGTAGCAAACCAGACCTTGCTGCTCGTGCTCTAGAGCGCCGTAGTATTAATAACAGCTATGGTGCGACATACTATCCATGGGTAAGAATTTTGGATGATAATACTAACCAAAGTTTATGGGTACCACCATCAGTTGCTGCCTTGGGTGTCCTTTCTAACACCGACAGGCTTCAAGCGCCATGGTTTGCCCCAGCAGGATTCACCCGTGGTGGATTGAGTGAGGGTGCTGCTGGCGTACCAGTCGTAGACGTGTCTCGTAAATTGACTTCTGACGATCGTGACAGGTTGTATGAGACAAATATTAACCCAATTGCTAAATTCCCAGCAGAGGGCATTGTAATCTTCGGTCAAAAGACACTACAGCAGACAGCAAGTGCTCTTGATAGGATCAATGTTCGCCGCTTGATGATCTTCCTGAAGCGTGAAATTTCTTTCATCGCATCAAGGTTGCTCTTCGCCCCAAATGCGCAGGCAACATGGGATCGTTTCTTGGGTCAAGCCGAGCCAGTCTTGAGGGACGTTAAGGCTCAGTTCGGTATTGATGACTTCAGATTGATTTTGGACGAGTCAACAACAACACCAGATCTTATTGATCGCAACATCATTTATGCTAAGTTGTTTGTGAAGCCTACCCGTGCTGTAGAATTCTTCGCAATCGACTTCATAATTACAAACAGTGGAGCATCCTTTGAGGATTAATTCGCTGAGTAACTATTTATTACGAGGAGCTAAATAAACAATGGCAAGTCTATTTTGGGGTCAAGCAAACGCAGAGCCAAAACGTCAATTTCGGTTTGAGTTAAGTTTTAC